GTCGTTGGCCGGCCGGGTCGTGAAAAGATCTCGTCGTAGTGTTCGAGTGCAATAGCCATCAGTGAAATCGTATCGTAAACCCTCTCTCTTGTAAATACGCTTCCAGGATGCGCCAGCTTCGGGCGTTCCTGTCCAGGTCAAATAACATCTCGCGTGCAGTGCCTTTGTACTTCCACACGAACTTTCCGTTGGTCTGCAGGAAAAGGTCGTTCAGATCGTGGATCCCACGAAAAGTCTCAGGGAATTTGTCCCAGTCCGCCGGCGTGAGACGAGCGTTATAACCGGAACGCGGCCAGTTGTAATATCCGATAAATCCGGCTTTGTCCTGGGCCATTTCGAAGTTGCCCGCGGCGTACGTTTCGATGCGCTCGATCCCGAATCGTTCGGCGTGCATGACCTGCGTCGCAAATGATTTGAGTCCGATCGATCTTGGAGCTGTACGCGATTTCCGGAAATGATGGTTGTACATGAAGGTGCTCCCCCAGCCGTCAACACCTAGCTCCCTTTCCTGGCGATAAACGAGCGGGTGAAGAACGCGGAAAAATACCGATTCTCCGTCCGTCGCCGCCTCGATCTTTGAACCGTCCAACGCACCGACAAGGCCTCCGATCTGGTCGGTGCTCAGCTGCTCTCCTAGGATCTCCTCGAGTCTGTCATTTACGCCGGGTCCCATCAGGACCTCGATATCGGTCGGAGTTCTAATGACCCTTTCTGCGATGGGCTTATCGGCAAGCACCTTGATGAGCGGCTTGGAATAAACAGATTTGCCGAACTGCGCATGATTTCTCCACCCGATGAAATCTTCCAGGTCGATCAGCCCTTCTTTGTACGCGGCCAGTCCGTCGACGCCGAGGATCTTCGCTTTTATCTCGTCCGGCTGATTTTCAAACCATTCCTTCCCCAGCGTGCGCTTCGGCCGGTCGACACCTTTGATCACGGCGATCAGCGTGCAGCGGCAGTTCGGGTGCTGCGGAAAAGGGTCCTTCACTTTGAAGACGCGGCCGTCCAGGGCGAGGCACACCACGCATGTCAGCGGCGACTTTGCCGCAACCCATTCCCAGCCCGAAATGATGTCCGAATTGTCTTCGAAGATCTGCCTGGTCGTCTCGCGGCGTACGCGGTTGACCTCCGTCCTTGCGACCATCAGTGCACGCGATTTCGTGATCTGTCCGGTCGTCATCAGACGTCGGGCGATCGTCTTGAAATCGGTTCCGGTCGCGACCGCCTTGATCACTTCGACGCGGATCATCTCCGCAACTTTCGGCGCCAGATTTTCGCGGTAGTATTCCAGGATCGGTGCGCCGTTTCCCATCAGCCCGACGGCATTCTCGATCGTCTGCGTCGGCAGCAGCGTCCCAAGGTTGCCGACGTTTGCACTGCCGCCGGCCACACGGAAAGACTCTGCCGCTTGTTCTACAGCAATGCGCACCGCTGCCCGCTGCTCGCGCGACGTGATCCCTGCGGCCGTGCCGCCGAATCGCTCGACCTGCTGTTTGACCTGGTCAATTAGATTTCGAAGCCGCCGCTCGCGAAAAAGCCAGGAGGGCGAGATCTCTTCTCCCGCCGCCCTGGCTGCAAGTATCTTTTGTTCGAGGTCCTTGAACTGCTCCCGCAGCTCCCGCTCGATCACCGCATAGGCGTCCAGCAGCTCGCGAAATGCCGCCTCTTCGCGCTCGATGATCCGCCGTCGGTGTCGTCTGAGTGTGTCATCTAAAGGTGACGCCATCTTTTCGCCGAGACTTCTTTTTCCGGCTGAGTTAAGCCGCACGGAAATCCCACTGCCATTGCTGCCGCCGCTTTGAGTCCCAATCCCACAGCTTCCATCCGCGGCTGCCGGTGCCGGTGCACGTCATTCGGGCCCGTCCATTGCAGAAACGTCTCAAAGCTCTGCCAGCGTTCGGTCAAATGCTCCGCTTCATTGACGACCGATGCGTAGAGATAATCCATCCGGTCCCAGTTCTCCTGCCAGGCGATAACGATGAAAGGGTTGGTCGCACCACCGACGCGCGGCGTATTGAACTGGCTTACATTGAAAACCGTCCCGGCCGTCTTGATCGGCGGACCCATCGGTCTGCCGCTTGCGTCTTTCGGCTGCAGGATCAGTGCCGGTAATCCGTCCTCGGTGAACGCCATCGGCTTGATGATGTAAACGTGATATTCCGCTACCGGCGGGATCGCCCAGGACGGCTCACGATATGCTGACGTCTGCCGTTCGTCAGCGATCGCGTTAGCGATGGTCTGCACGACCAGGTCGCGTTTTGCGTTTCCGTCCTGCGTGGTCAGGTCGAATGGATGATCGATGTCAAGCCATATTACTCCCCCATCGGGGCGATTGTAAGGCTTCAGGGTGCCGAGCGATACACCCTGCAAGCCGTCATTTTTCGGCACGTCCGGCTTCTTTTTCTTACGCATCGCAAGAAATACCAGCACGCCGACGACCGCCGCGATCGCGATGATGATCAAAGTAGATGTTTTCATATCTCGTCTCCCGTCTCCGGTCTCCCGTCTTCTGATTCCCCGGCATTAAATTTCTTCACCATCTCTTCCTGCTGCCTCGCTTTTTCCTCGAGCATTTTCTTGATCTCCTCCGCACCGTAGCCGGCTTCGCTCATCAGCTGCTCGTCGGTCACGCCGATCTGCTGTTTCAGGACCAGGTTTTCGAGCTCCTCTTTTTCGGTCAGCTTTCCGGCGTCTTCCCATTCGGTGAAAAGGCGAACGTCTTTGCTTTTGTTCTCGATCCGCAGGGCAAAGCTCATCAGGTCTTCCCACACGTTGCCGAAAGCCTCCTGGCGATCGCGGACCTTTCGGACGAATCGCGTTTCGGCCCGGCGGTAGCTTTCGCCCGATTGTGGAAAGTTCGCACCCGTCTGCATAAAGTAATACAGCGGCGTCCCGCTTACGGTCGCAAAATCCGTCCGGAACGAATCCTTGACCGAGAGAAATTGCTGCAGGTCCGTCGCGTCGAAATCGCCAAATTTCGCTTCGTTGTTTTCCGTGATCCACAGTCGTTCGATCCCGGCCTTAAATGGCGGTATCGCCTGGCCGGCGTCGTCGTAATCGATCTCGATCCCCGAGGCCCAGCGTTGCCGGTAGCTGGCAAACTCCATCGCCACCAGCATGTCGAGCACCGATTTGTTCAGCCCGTCCTGCACCGGTATGCAGTCATTGAGCTCCGATCGGCCAAAGGTCCCGACGTCCGCATTATTCGCAAAATGGAAGATCGGCACCACGCCGTACGGGTTCGCGACCTTGCCGCCGTCTACCACTTCCTCAAATTCTTTTGCTTCCGGAAAACCTGTGTCCGATTTGCGTTTCGAAACGTACCGCTCGATCTGGTCCGGATACAGCAGGTTCAGTCGGATCTTCTTCTCCTGAGTCGTCCACCATTTCGCACCCCAAAGGATCTTGCCCGGCGTCTCTTCGTCGTAAAATACCGTGCAGCTGATCGCCCGGTTCGGGTAGATGGTCAGCCGCTTGGCCGCATCGACCCACACGATCGCGTATGCGTCGCCGTTGCGGATCGCTTCCTTGTGGATCTCGCCCGAGCGTTTCCCCATCCGGTTGTCCTGCCAGATCTTCCAGGCCGCTTTCTCGGTTTCGTCCTTGCCCTGCTCCACGCGGAAGCCTTCGACCACCAGCTTGTCGCGCAGCGCGTCGACCACCGCAGGGCAGAGGTTGAGTGCGAATTCCCTGAAAAGCGAACCGAAGGCGTTCAGGAATTTCTCGGTGGCAAATTGCAGGTCCTGATCGCCGTCGTAGTACCGCGTCGTTTTCGAGTACGCGGTCTGGTTCAATCTCAGCCTCTCACACGCTTTCTGTATGTCGGTTTGTTCAGCCATAGACCTGTTCAAAAGTGTTTCACGGGATTTTTAGGCGTCGTTGGGCGTTTCTACACTTCGCTCTCAGCAGAGAGCCTCTATCAAAAGCCCCAAAGTTTTGCTTTCTTCTTCGACAGCATCCCGACTGCGATCGAAACGGCGTCGACCTGGTCGTCGTGCGTGTCGCCCTTTCCGGTGAACCGGCAGGCCTCGTCCAGGAACGCATCGTTCCATCCGCCGCGGACCAGGAACACGCGGCCCTCTTCTGCAAGATTCGCCCAGCCGAGTGCCCGGGTGAATTTGTCGGTGTCAACTTTGATCGCCTTCAGCGGAATGCCTCTCACCGCCGGCACGCGTCGGAGGCTCTGCACGAGAGCCTCCCCATGGAGTGCCTTTTCCACTCCGTGTCGCGTGTTCTTCTCCTGCACCATGCGCTTTACGACGAACCGCTGCTGCTCCGGAAATTCGATCCGTTTTCTGAAGCCGTCGGCGATGTAAAGGTTCCCCGATTTGTCGAACGCGCACCTGAAGCTCGCCGTGTAATCGGCCGACGTCTTCTGCGAGACCGCCAGATCATATCCGCGGGCCCACTGCAGCTTCGGCGGGGCCGAGTCGACGACCTTGTCTTTGAACCAGTCGCGTTTGAAGAGTGCTCCCTCGATCGGCACCGGCCGCTGCTGGTAGAGTGCGGCAAATGAGTACGCGCTCATCCCGCCGCGGATCCGTTCCAGGTCGTCCAGGTTGTATCGTTCCGGGCAAAGCGGCTGGCCCTGCTTTCTCCCGAGCGGATCGTTCTCTTCCGCAAGTGCGGGCAGCGAGATCACGTCCCATTTCTCGCCGCCTTCGGCCATCTCGTTCAGCAGCCGCCCGGCCAGGTCGTCGTCGTGCCAGCGGGTCATCGTCAGGATCATCGCCGCGTTCGGCTCGAGGCGTGTATAGAGGTCGTCATAAAACCAGTCCCACACCTTCTCGCGATATTT